TTAGGAGCAAGTTTCTTCTTTGTAGTAGAAACAGCAGCAACAGACATGGATATTTTAACTGATGGCACTGACAAATTTGTTGGTGGTCTTTACACTGGTAAAGATGATGCAAGCGGTAAGGTATTTATATCAGGTGCGTCTAACGATGTAATCACTATGAATGGTTCAACTAAAGGTGGACTAGCTGGTAGTATTGTGAAAGTAACTGCAATGGCTTCTGCTAAATATGCAGTAGAAGGCATAATACTTGGATCAGGAACTATAGTAACACCATTTGCTGACGCTTAATAGGAGGTAAACTATGGCTAATACAGTCACAGGTCCAACTAATCAATTTGATGGTGATAAAAAGCTTATTGTGTATGCATCCGTTCTTTCAGACGGAAGTGCGAGCAGTACTACATTAGTAGACGTTTCTGCTCTCAACACAAATCCAGAAGGAGAATCTTGTGCTCACGTGTCTTTAAATAAGATATGGTACAGCGTGGGTGGGGGAACGGATGCCCCAGCTTCTCTGGATTGGGATGCAGACACTGATGTAACTTTTTTAACATTAGCTTATGATAATTCTTTTGATTTCAGTGAGATTGGTGGTCTTAAAAACACTTCCGCCACAGGTTACTCAGGAGATGTACTTTTAGTTGTGCCTTCTACCTCAGATGCAGGTAATGAATACACAGTTTGGTGTGAGTTTTTAAAATACTACGAAGCACCAGGATCTTAACAAATGGCTACATCAGGAACTAAAACATTTAGTCTTGATACCGCAGCTGTCATGGAAGAAGCGTATGAGTTGGCAGGGCTGGAGTTGCGTACAGGATATGACGCAGTAACAGCCCGTCGCTCACTGAACATCATGTTCAGTGATTGGGCTAACAGGGGTGTAAATGTTTGGACAATCACACAAGTCAATTTGACAATGGTTGAGGGTCAAAATAACTACACTTTAAATGCATACGATATAGATATAATAGATGCTGTAATCAGAAGAACTGTTGGTAATACAGTAACAGATTTTCAACTGAGTAGTATCGGAAGAGATGAGTATTTAAACATACCAACTAAATCAACTAAAGCTAGACCAACAGAATATTTCTTAGACAGACAAACTACTCCTGTTCTATACGTTTGGCCAGCACCAGAAAATTCAACAGATATTTTTGTTTCAAACAGAATACAAAGAATAGATGATGTAAACACTTCGGTAAATGATCCTGATGTACCTAGTCGCTTTATTGCTCCTATGGTTTCAGGACTAGCTTTTTATTTAGCACTTAAAAAGAATCCTGAAAGGATACAAATATTAAAGCCTTTATACGAAGAGGATTTTGCAAGAGCAGTCGCAGGAGATCAAGGAAGGAATAGTTTACACCTAGTTCCTAGGAGAAACTATTAATGGCATACGCTAAAGGCACATATGCTCAAGGAATATGTGATACATGTGGTTGGGCTTACCCTTACCTAGAATTAAGAAAACAATGGAATGATTTAAAAGTTTGTCCAGAGTGCTATGATCCAAAAGAGCCACAACTAGATCCAGTTCCTCGTGTTCTGGATGCAGAAGCGTTGTGGAATCCTAGACCTAATGTTGATCAAGAAGTTGGGTTAGGAACAATAATAACATACGGTCCATATACTTCAACACAAGTTGGACCATACAACACTATCCCAGAAGTTATAGGTACTATGTTCCCCCACGTAACTGTTGGGGATCCATTTAAAATGACAGGGGAAGTAGGGACATTAACGGTGACAACATCATGAACTGGACATACACTACATTAAAGTCAGCTATCCAAGATTACGTTGAAAGTGCTGATTCAACTTTTGTTAGTAACTTACCTATTTTTATACAGGAAGCTGAACAAAGAATTTTACAAAATGTGCAAATACCTGTTTTTAGAAAAAACGTAACAGGTACAGGATCAAGTGGAAATAGTTACTTATCAATGCCAACAGATTTTTTAACTCCACTTAGTTTAGCATTAATAGATAGCGATAGTAACTATAATTATTTATTATTAAAAGATGTTTCTTTTATAAGAGATTACACCCCCGCAACTGCAACAACAGGTAATCCTTTGTATTATGCACTTTTTGATGAAGATACTTTTATAATGGCTCCAGCCCCAAGTGCCAATTTTACTTTTGAATTACACTATGTCTATAACCCTCAATCAATAACAGCTACATCAGATGGAACAAGTTGGCTTGGGACTAATGCTGGAGATACATTATTTTATGGATCTTTAGCAGAAGCTGCAATATTTTTAAAACTAGACCCTGCTGAAACTCAAATGTTTGAAGGTCGTTTTGCTAGTGGTTTATCTAGCTTGAAAAATAGAGTAGAAGTTTTAGGAAGTAAGGATGAATACAGGTATGGGGATATTTATTAAATGTTAAATGAATCTACCTCAGACTTAGAAGGAAAAAACGTAGCAATAGTTGCTATGGGTCAAAGCCAAATAGATTATCATTTATCAAAAGTTCATAGCGTATTATTTGATGAAGTGTGGGCTGTGAATGCGATGATTGGAGTTCTTCCAGAAATAGATAGGGCTTTTATTCTAGACCCTATGTCTAGGTTTTTTGACACACAAGACGCAGGAAGCATGACCCCAATGATGAGGAAATATTTACCGCAGGCAGATTATCCTATTTATACGTGTGAGTTAGACATTCGTGTTCCCATGGCAGAAGAATTTCCATTAGCTGCATTAGTGGCTGATTTAGGGTGTTCTTATTTTAATAACACAGTAGCTTACGCTATAGCTTTTGCATTATGGAATAAAGTAGGTCATTTGACAGTATTCGGAGTGGACTTTACTTATAAGACAAATATGCACTTTGCTGAATCTGGAAAAGCTTGTTGTGAGTTTTGGTTAGCAAAATGCATGGAAAATGATATAGAAGTTTCAATTGCTCCTCGTTCTAATTTATTAGAAACTGATGTAGACATAAAAGAAAAACTGTACGGTTATCATCGTTTAGACGATCCAGTTGTTACATATTTAAAAGACGGTATAATACAGACATGTAAATGGTCAGAGGTGCTAAAAGAAGAAGCCCCCAGTAAACCGCAAATGATAGATAGAAATGATTTACCACCAGAACCAGAGGAGTATTAATGTTTTCAATTAATTCTGATACAGAAGTTGGTAGCTTAGGAGTTACCACAACAGATTACAGAGGGCACACTGTAGAAGAAGTTGCAGAAATGGCTACTAAAAGATTAGTTTCCATTAGCGACGAAGCCCCTGCACCCATTAGGGCACAAGCACACGCTTTTAGAGAAGCGTGCAAACAGGTGGTTGCATATTACATGGCGGAAGCAATAAAAAACCACATGTGTACAATATGCAATCAATTAGAACAACAAGGTCATAAAGACCTAGCTAATATTATTAGGAGACTATAATGGCTATAACACAAGCAATGTGTACTTCTTTTAAAAGTGAACTTTTGCAAGCAGTACATAATTTTAAAGCTTCTGGAGGTAACTCTTTTAAGTTGGCTTTATACACAAGTTCAGCGACAATGAGTGCTTCTACTACAGCTTATAGCACAAACCAAGAAGCATCAGGAACAAACTATACCGCAGGTGGGGCAGCATTAACGAACGTTAATCCAACTACTTCGGGAACAACTGCGTACACTGATTTTGCTGATTTGACGTTTGGTACGGCTACCGTTACTGCTAGAGGTTGTATGATTTACAACGATACAGCATCAGGTGACCCTGCTGTGGCAGTATTTGATTTTGGTGGAGATAAAACTTCTACAGCTGGAAGTTTTACAATATCTTTTCCAACTGCTGATGCAAGCAACGCTGTAATAAGAATAGCTTAGTAACAAGTGTCTGTCGGATGGGGGCGATCTACGTGGGGGTCTGGTCCATGGGGTCAGCCTGCGGTAGTTAATGTAACTGTAAACCTTACAGGGCTTGCAGGGACTTCTGCGTTAGGTACAGAAACAGTTAGTTGTGATGCTAATGTTTCGGAAACAGGTGTCACTTGTACAGGTTCAATTGGCTCCCTCACAGCTACAGGACAAGCTAATGTAACAGAAACGGGAGTAGTAGGTACTTCTGCACTAGGTTCAGTTAGTATTTCTGCAGCTGCAAATGTAAGTGAAACAGGAGTATCCTCCACAGGTTCAGTAGGAAGCCTTACAGTTACAGGAATTGCTAATGTTTCAGTTACTGGGTTAGCAGGCACTACAGCTTTAGGATCTGAAACAGTAAGTGGTGATGCTAATGTAAGTGAAACAGGTGTAGCTGCAACAGGAGCAATTGGAACAGTTGTAGCTAATGGAGTAGCTATTGTAGGAGTAAGTGGTGCAGCTTCCACAATATCGCAAGGTGATGAAACCGTAACTTGCGACGCAAATGTTTATCCAACTACTGTAGTTGGAACAACTGCACTAGGAAGTGTAAGCACTGTTTCAAATAACGTAATTTCTATTACGTCAGATGCAAATACAGGAGCGATTGGAAGTTTAACAACTAATGCCCAATCAATAGTTTCTATCACAGGTGTTTACGGAACAGGGCATATAAGTCAGCTTCTAGTTTGGGGACCAGTAATCCCTGGACAAGACGCAAGTTGGACAGGAATTACGGATAGTCAAACACCTAATTGGACAGCAGTTTCAGATTCTCAAACGCCAGAATGGGAAGAAGTTGCTTAACTATTATGCAAAATAGTAATATAATCAAACAGCATGGAGAATAAAAAATGGCAAGTACATACGTAAATGATCTAAGACTCAACGAAATGGCCACAGGTGATGGTTCAGGAACTTGGGGTACGACTACAAACACAAACTTAGAATTAATAGCAGAAGCCTTTGGTAGTGGAACTGAATCACTATCTGATGCGTCTACAGCAACTATCACTATGCAAGATGGAACTAGTGATGCTGCTAGAGCAATGGCACTTACCCTTTCAGGTTCTTTATCACAAGCCTGTACTGTAACTTTAGCACCCAACACAGTTAATAAATGTTGGATTATTCAAAACAGTGCTGGTGATACAGTAACTATTTCACAAGGAACAGGCTCAAACGTAGTTATTCCTAATGGCGGAATAAAGATGGTTGTTTGTGACGGAGCAGGAAGCGGAGCAGCCGTTACTGACGTTTTAGATTTAACAGGTGGAACAGGAATATCTATTGATTCTGAAACTAATACGACATCAGGTTCTTACTCTGCTACAATTACTTGCAATGTTGAGGGAACGGAAATTGTATCTACAGGAGAAGGTGGAGGAAGTAAATTTTTAAGAGAAGATGGAGATGGTACTTGTTCTTGGCAAACTGTTAGTGGTGGTGGTTCTGTA